AGAGAGAGACCTGACACTGAACCTGACACTACTTTAATAGGAGAGGTGCGTACTTCAGATTTAAAACCTTTACTTGATATGGGTGTCCCCTTAAAAGAACTCGTTTCTATTCTTGAGGGGGAGTCGGGTGGTTTAACCGATAGTCGCAATTCAGACACTAATGCTTCGGGGCTATGGCAATTTATGCCTATAGTAGCTAAGGAATATGGGACAACGGCTAAAAATATTCGTGCTATGTCCGTAAAAGAACAAGTCCAACTTTACAAAAGATATCTCAAAAAGAATAAATGGGAAAAAGGCGTACCATTAGGTATGATGCAGGCAGCACCAGCTTACGCTAGAAAACCAAATACCTTTGTCGTTTACAAAAAAGGTTCTTCAGCGTGGAGCAAAAACCCCGGATGGCGTCCTGAAAACGGGGGTGATATTACCGTAGGATCTATTAAAGATTATTATATAAATAAAGAGAGGTAGCACAATGTCATATATGTCAGCACAAGAGATACGAGACGTAATGCATGAGCAGGACTCTGATAGCCCCCCAGAAACACCTATTGATTCTGTTGTAGCTACATCTGACTTTTCAATCCCTGACGCAGAAGATGATTATCTGTATAAGAGAGCAGCAGATGCAGCTATCGTAGCGGATGAGGAAAAAAGAAAGCTTATCAATGATGAAGACCTAATGTCAAACTTACGTTTCTATATGCATAAGCGTTTTGACGATGACGGTAAGCAAGAACTCGACGAGTCTGACGAGGCGTTCTACGATAGGTACATGACCCACTTTCGTTGGATGACTAATAACAGTTATTCACTGGGAAAAGAGATTGACTTTATGCGTAAGGCTGCCCCTGAAACTAGGCAGGCTTTCGGTAAGGTCTTTGAAAGAGTTGAGAACGAAGCTCCCACATTAACGGATATGTCAGCAGGAGAAGCCTTTAATGCACTAGGAGATTACGTTTATGCAACGGCTACTGATCCCCTTAACGTGGCACAGGCAGGGGTAACTGGTTTTTTTACTGGCGGTATTGGTGCTGTAGCAAGCATAACAGCTAAGAATTTAGTTCAACGGGAAGCGCTTAAAAAAGCACTTACAATGGGTGTCCTAGGTAAAGCAAGATCTAAGCATGTCGTTAAGGGTACTTTAGCGGGTAGTGCCTTCGGTGCATCACAGGCCGCTGTAGAAGACGCCATGATACAAGAGCTAGAGCAACAGGGTTATATAGGTGAGGGTATTGATGGGGAGGTTGTGTTTGACGCATCGAAATCCTATGAAGACCGGAAGACAGATATAGGTAGTGTTTTAACGAGCGCACTTGCTGGTGGTGTGTTGGGTGCAGGCGAGGGGTTTTTACAGGGGCGGGCTGCTAAGAAACAAGCTGTAAATTATGTCAATGATAGACTTAGACTTAAAGACTTACAGGGTTCATTAAATAATAAGTTTGATTTGATGGATCAAGATGGTAAGTTTGTAGACGCTGTTACATTTGACCCTGTTCAGGGAGACATGACTAATACCCTCCTAAAAAACTTTACAGCAGAGACAGCAGAAGGAAAGGTTTTTGCCCCGACAATCGAGCGGTTGACCAAAGATGTAAAGCCCTTTGATAGAGCTGTTTTCGACCAGCTAGAGGTAGAAGGGGTAGTAGAGGGGGCAGCTAAAGATGCATTAACTCAGGCACAACTCCGCACTACTCTAACGCAGGAGATGGATAGAGTTGCAGCCGCTATATACAAAACAAAGGTTGAACAAATAGACGCTTCGACAGCGATGGATGTAGAATTAACAGGTGACGTACTTCTTGATATTGTTAGATACTCTAAAGATAAACAGGCTTCAGACATTACAAAAGACATATGGCTGTATCTAGCAAAGGACGTTAAAGAAGACGACTGGAATTTAGTAGAATCCGCTATGTCAAAGTATGGAATAGATTCAGATGATTTCACGACATTATTTGAGCGCATATCAGCGACAGGGCCAGACGGTCAGTCTATAATTAATGACGTTGCTCATGCTTTTAAAGTAAGTAAGTCAGAGGCTGGTAGAACCCTTCAAGGTGGTTCCGTACTAGGCAAAGCTATGAAAGAGTTTCGGACGCTTAATAAAGCAGAAAAAGCTAGGTTAGATAAAGTCTTTGGTGCTGGCGACACTACTACCGCAAATTACATGAATCTTTACAACTTTATGCAGAAAGTGGGTAAGGTAAGGCGTGGTTTAATGGTTATTAATCCTGCTACTACTGTGCGTAATATGTTTTCTGGTAGTGTATCTGTTACTTTTAGTACTGGTTCTAATGCTATTGAATCCGTATTATATAATATGGGTAAAACAGTTACGGGAAAGCAAGACATTGGTAAATCACTCAACGAAATATGGCTGGATTCTAGTGGTCTTATAACTTCATTAATAAAGCCAAGAATTGGTGCAGGTCCAACGACAGGTGGTTTAGATGTTACTAGGGCGAAGGCGATAGCTGATGCAGCCCTCATAAATAATTCGTCGCTATCTAAAAGACTGTTTCGTTCTAACGCTAACTTCGACGGAGACGGCTCTCTTCCGGGCTTTGTAACAGCCTTAAACGGACTTAACATTGCTCAAGATGCTTTTTTTAGGCGCTCAATATTTGCTTACGAACTAGATAAAAGCTTTAGAAGAGCGGGTATAGAGGGGGGGCTTGAAGCTACCTTAAAAAGTAATAAAACTATCCCTACAAATATCTTAGAAGAAGCTGGTGCAGCTACGATGAAGGCTACTTTCAGTTATGCCCCGCGTAGAAACAAGGGTCTCGCAGAAAATTCTGCGGCGGAGGTACTAAATATTATTGAAAAGGCACCTCTTCCACTTACTGTTGCCCTTCCTTTTGCTCGCTTCATGTATAACGCTATGGCTTTTCAACTTAAGTACAGCCCACTTAACATAGCCTCAAATGCCTTTCAGGCGATGCAAGTAGCAGCGTTTAAGGGTCGTAAAGAGGTGGATTTTGACAGCCTCCGTAAGTCTTTTGCCAGTTCCACTGTGGGTACAGCAGCACTAATGGCGGCTATGAAAATAAGAAGTGATAACCAAGATCAGCCCTACTACAACGTGCGTGTTGGGGATACTGTTGTAAATACAAAGGCGTTATTCCCCCTAACTCCGTATTTACTAGTAGCTGACTTAATACTTAAAGCCAAGCCGCTGGGTATCGGCGTTACTGACTTCAATGAGTCTCTTAGCCCTGATGAAATTAACAGAATACCTTTAGGTCGAAAGGATATATTGGAGGGCTTTGCGGGTCTTAATATAGCAAAAACAGCAACACTCCCCCTTCTCGATCAGCTACTAGCTAACGCCCAAAGTTACGAAGGGGGATCGGCAGAAAAAAAGTTTGAGTTTGTGGCTAAGTCTATAGGAGACTACGCAGGCAGCTTCCTTGTGGGAACAAACTTTGCTAAGGATGTCATTGGAGCCTTTGATGCCCAAGAAGCAATGCAAAGAGACTACAATGCAGCCGTCGAAGGTAATGGTGGTATGGAAAGAGGACTTAGTGCTTTCACACAAACTGTAAAGAAAGCAGCGCCTATATTTGTACAAGAGGCACTAGGTCTTGAAAAGGCACCAGCCAAAGCCTTTGCTTATAGAGAGCCCGGTGAAGTTGCGTACAGAGAAAGCTCCTTGCTAAAACAAACTACGGGTGCCACTACAGTTCGTAAAGCAAATGACGTTGAGAGGCATTTAGATAGCCAACTAGGGCTACCTGAGTGGGTAACCTTTCGAAGCAGTGGGGACAAGGCAGCGGACAATTATACAAGAGCAGGTGCCAGTCAGTTTGCTAATGGTTATATTCAATCCATAATGAAAACTGAGGGCTATAATAATCTAGCCTTTGAACAAAAACGTGAGTATATGAGTAATGTTATTTCTAAAATTAAAAAAGAAGCACGTATCATTGGCGAGACGTTTAATCAATCTGATTTAGCGATTAAAGCTAGCCAGATAATAAAAGAAACAGATACTGAGATACAGGCTATTATTAATAAAGACAATGGTGTAACTGATAATAACGAAGCAGCCTTAAACAAGTTGCTACGAAAGCAGCTTCTATACAAAAACTACCAGTGGACTGGTCCGTTTGCACGGTCTAGGTGGCTTAGAAGTACAGATAAAAAAGAGAAAGCTTTAGCAACCGTTCAGTTTAAAGCATTTGCTGATAACGCCCAGCAAAAACAAAATCGCGGAGAAGAACTATCAGACTATGAACGCCTGCTACTTCTTGCCCCGCGACCTACCGTAGAGTCATCTGGGTTGTATGGTCTTGGGCACCTCTTAGCTAAAGAGCTTGCCCGTTCGTTAAAGGCTTAACGCTTATCTCCTGACCCACTAATTACACCACGTTCCAAACGTGATTGTAACTTCTCAATATTCTGCTTAGCTATAGTGTTAAGCGGGATGCCTAAATCAGAAGCTAGTGCAGAGCAGTACCAGAGAACATCGCCAATTTCTGCGGCGATTAATTCCTTCCAGTCGGCAGGAAGTTTCTCTGGTCCGTCTCTCACTAGCTTTTTTACTTTGTTAGCTACCTCACCAGCCTCCCCTGTCAACCCTAGTGCAGGGTACAGCAGGCTAACCTCTGCTCTATAGATAGCAGTAGTCTTACAGAAGTTCTGATATTCTTTGAACGTCATAGTATTTTTATCCATGTAAGCTTTAGCTTCCTCTTCTATACGCATTGACCTTCTCCAGATTCTCAAAGTAGGCTTTGTTATAGCCCCGATGCCACTCCTTAGCCTGCATAGAATTTGGCTTAAAGGGGCAACTAGTAACGATGATAGTTTCGTCATTGATCCTTCGTGTCCACTGTTTTGTGTGTCGGAAAGCGTTGTAGCCTGCTTCAAACTGTATTCTTAAAGGTGGTAATTCGTTGTTTCGTTTAGTGTATCTTTGATTCTTCAAGACCTAAAGTATCCCTTAACTTATTAATTTTTACGTTATAACAGTTGGCCCGTATGCGAAAACCATTTGTACTGTCTATAGTGCCCTTTAACATAAACTCTGCTTCGTCAAAGTAATCTGTCTTACTAATAATACCTAAGTACCAGCCAGCAGAATAGTCATTAAGTACACGCACAAAAGCATAGGCATCACACTTTTGTTTAGTATTGTATGCTGCTACAGAACAGTCGTATTCTGGGAGAGGTTTAACACTAGTTCGTTTTGTCTTAACGTCTACTGTAGTGCCATCCTCTAGAATAATATCATAATCATATGAGTTATTCCACCGACCCCCTAGAACACGATGTGCAACTTGCTCACCCACAAAGCCAACAAGGTTCCCCTCCCCATTCACAATAGAGTTACGTAATTTACCTAGCTCTTGTGACTTGGCTTGAGCTTCGAGCATCATAGGGGGAGATATCTTAACTTCTTGCATACTATCTACTCGTTATGTCCACAACTTCGCATACACCTGCGGTGCAGGCAAGCTCTTGTGATCCAGTTGTGTTGTCCTCTCTTTCATACTCCCTTAGAAGCGACCAGTCAAGGTTTTCTGGCATGGCCTCTGCTAGCAGCAGG